ATGGCAATAGATAAAATACAATCAGAATCAATTAACCTTGCAGATAACTTTGCATTTACAGGAACTGTAACTGGTGCAGGAGAAGCTAATACTCCATATTTTTATGCACATACAGACGATGGACAAAGTATTTCAGGCAGTACAAATGTTAAAATTCAATATAATACAGAAGTTTTAGATACAGATAGTGCTTACGATCCATCAACAAATCATCGTTTTACTGTTCCAACTGGTAAAGGAGGAGTTTATTTTTTAAGTGCTTGTTTTAGAATACATTCAACATCTGATTTTGATAACTGTCAGTTTAAATTTTATAAAAATGGATCTGAAATAGTATCACATAATTTATATCATCATCATTATGAAACAAGACAAGGAAATATTATTCTTGATTTAGATGCTGGAGATTATATTGAAGTTTATACATATTTAGGTAGTGGAGAAAATTTAACAACAAGCTATGCAAGTAATTATTTTTATGGCTACAGAATAAAATCAACTTAAAATTAAGGAGGACAAACTATGGCAAATCTATCAACTAAAATTAAAATGTACGCAGCAGCTAATGGTGTTGCTGAAGTAGATTTTTTGAAAGATGTTATGTTGCAAGATGATAGCGATGGCAAGGGTGCTTACATTAAAGAGTGGAATTTAGATATTGCACAACCAACTGACGCACAATTATCAGCACAAGAATCAGCAGCAGATACAGAAGAAGCCAATAACCAAGTGAGAGCTACAAGAAAAGCTGAGTATGGTGATATTGGAGATCAGTTGGATGAAATCTATAAAGATATTGATGCTTGGAAAGC